AGTTTCCGAGTATCGCAGGCTCGGTCAAGGGAGACAGTTCGTTTGTTTTGCTGCGGGTGTAGAACACGCTAAAAGCCTCTGTACAGAATTTAACGAGAGGGGTGTTCCCACGGCCATTATCACAGCCGAAACACCAGAGCAGGAAAGAAGAGAAATATTTAGAAAAGTAGCTGAATTAAGATTGCGGGGGATTGTAAATATTAATACCTGCGGAATAGGATTTAATTTGCCCGCAATTTCTTGTATAATTCATGCCAGACCAACTAAGAGCAGAACTCTTTATATTCAGATGACTGGTCGCGGTCAACGGCTTTGTAGCTGGCTAGGCAAGATTGATTGTCTGATTTTGGATCAAGCGGGGAACGTAACCGAGCATGGATTTATCGAGGATGTAAAGTATCCTCAACTTTCTACGTCCTCTGATACCCCAAAAGGGCAAGCTCCGACTAAAGAGTGCGAAAATTGCAATAAAATAACCTACGCTTCCGCTCGTATTTGTCCTCACTGTGGCCACGAATTTCCGACAAAAGAAAAAAAACAAATCGCCAACGAAAGACTAGAGATTATAATTCACGATAAAGATAGAGAATTATACCTAGCCTACAAGTACGCTCTCAGACAAGCTTACAAAAAAGGTGAGCATATTGAAAGTGTCCGGGGATGGATGATCAAAACATTTAAAAATCCTAGACTAAGCAAAGACTGGATGCCCCCTAAATCTTGGAAGTTACACGCAATCTTCAAAAAAGACTATACTGTAAATGACTTGAATAATTACGAGGCTTACTTGAAAAGTCTTTGCAAAATTGAAAACAATAACTGGGTAAAAGCCAAAATGGCAGAGGAATTTGGAGATGGCTGGGACAATATTCGGCTCTAATGGATTATTACTGGCATCTTCCCAGGAATACAAAGAACAAATAGCGAACGAGCTATTTAGACTTATTTCTATAGGCTCTGCGCCTATTCTTTCCCGTACCCTTGCCACACCCCCAAGTCCTCAAAATATAGATAGCTACTATATTGTCCCCGCAGGAGCTACTGGGGCATGGGTGGGGAAGACTAATCAGATAGCTTATCCCGTAATTGGCTTGAATGGATTGCCTACAGGAACTTGGAAATTCTGGCAGCCTTTTGTCGGACTAACAGTTTTTCTTGTTTCTGGAGAAGCAATATTTTTTAATGGAACAAACTGGGTACTTGTTTCTAGTTTTGATCAATACTCTGGGGATATAGAAGCTCCTGCTGCTCAAATCTACCCTCTTGATTTCGCTTTATTAAGAGGTTATAATATCCTAAGTTTTAGTGCGGTAACTCAATCTGGTACAGCTACTATATCGGTTAAAATCAATGGAATAGATGTCCCTGAGTTAACCGATTTATCTATTACTTCTACTCGATTAACCGTTTCTGTGACAACAGAAAATTTTGTTAACATAGGAAACAGAGTAGAACTTGCTGTTTCTGCTGTTAATAGCCCGAAACATTTATTTTTTACTATAGGGAGAAAATATGTCTAGATGGTTGTTTTTTCCTTTTCTTAATCCTTTTATTCCTGACGGCGAATTTAAAAGTTGCCAACTAAGCAATGCTATTGTTAATAGTATGCGTCCTGTGGATACCGTAAATGGTACTTTTCTCTATTGCTCTTTTGATATAATTAATTCAGGATTTGATAGAACACCATGACTAACTTAACTAATCAAGATAACGTTGGTAATTACTATTTTGGTTATAGAGCCAATAATTTGCCCTTTGACAATGCCCAAATAGCATTAAATGCACCAACTCTTGTGAATTGGATTAATGCTTGTTTTGGAGACACTTATGCCGTAGTAAGTTCCGGTACGAATAGTTTTAATCTTATACTGCCTCATCCTAACGAAGTTCTTACTCCACCAGCGACATCTGTTACGCCGTGGCCAGATAGTAAACGCAGATTTACAGAGAGTGATATAAACGGCATAGCTTCAGGAAGCTCTAATAATCCGGTTTCCTATTTAATACCAGGCGGCGGACAAAGAAGTATTGATTTAAACTCTAATCCAAATTATGTCTATTACGCAGTATTAAATAATTTTTCTTTAAATATCTTTTATTGTCGATATAATTCATCTGGGTTAATTCCTGATGTGGCTAGTGTATTTACAAGCATAGGATTTTTAAAAAATCCTTTATATCCATCATCTAGTTTTGTCCGAAATGCCTATTATTATAGTTTAGGTTGTTCTGAGAATAACTGGACGAATGGTGGAGGCCACCCTGAAGTCTTGGGAGTTCAAGCCCCATCACTCAAATATTTAAGAGTTCCGAATGTGTCAACTCCTGTTACCGCCGATCCAATTGCAAACTATGCTATTTCTTGTCAGACGGCTACCCCCGGAGCCAACACCACAGATTTGGTGCTTCGAGACGATGAGGCTCCAAACAAAGCCATCGGAATTGTTTCTAATGTACTCAAAACAACCCTAAATATTCCCGTGGGACAAATCTATAGAAATACAGGGGTTGATCCTGATGGTTCCGATAATCCGAGTTGGATGTGTGTCGGAAAAATGGGGAACGAATCTATATTAATGCGAGCATGGGCTACAGGGTTAGTTTAGCATGATCTATTATCACGTTTTTGGAACTGCTAGAGAAAAAAGCTTAAATGGAAGTCAAGATAATCCTATATTTTGGCGTACTGGCATACCGATTTCGTGGGACAAAGAACCGACATTAAAGCCTGTTGGTGGAATTAATCTATTTGGTCAATTTTGGAAAATAACCAGCAAATACGGGCAACAAGTAAGTATTTTCTTTATTCCTTCTAATCAGTATAACTCTCGCTATACTGGTTCAATTGCTGACACAATCCCCTTAGAGAGAACCAGTAAAAACTACACTTATTCTGGTACTGTAAGCGAGCCCAAGAAACTTGCTTACAATGTTATAATAATTGACATCATTCGTGTCACTGATCCAGTTGATTTTCCTGATGATCCTTACCCAGTAAATATTCCTCAATTTCCTATTATTCCAGATAAAGACTATCAAACAGAAATTCAGTTTTCTAATTCTTTACTAGAAAATACAAATGGGGCAGAACAACGAATAGTGGAATGGTCTAGTCCTGTTAGAGTGTTTAATCTTGCTCGAACTACGTTACAACCTGATGATTTAAATGCTATTCTTGACTTTCATGAAGAAATGAAAGGATCGAAAAAAGACTTTCTTTATCGTGACCTTTCTGATTATCAAGTAAAAGGAATTTATGAGTGGCTAATTTATTGTCGATTAAGCAATGATAATGTTAATAGTTTCCGTCCTGTAGATACGGAAGATGGTACTTTTCTTTATTGCTCTTTTGATATAATTAATTCAGGATTCGATAGAACACCATAAACAGCGATTTTAACATGACTTCTTTTATCCCAAATGGTAATTTTGTTTATTGTCGTTTCGATATAGATAATTCAGAGTTTAGTAGAAATGCTACCGAGCTTGTTACCGAATTCTACACAGAAGGAGTATTTTCCCCGGAACACGATGGGGTGAAAACAGAATTTATTTTGATTAAAAAATATTCCTGCGGCAATAACGTTCATCACAGGCCTATTCTTTATCCAGATATTGATAGCCTAAAAATCTATCAAGGAACTACAGAAATACCACCGTCAGAATATATAGTAGCTCCTGGTAAAATAGTTTTTAATAATCCGCCTCCTAGCACCCCCAAATTAACTTGGGAAGGCACTTTTAAAGTATTATGTCATTTTGAAGAAGATAAATTAGATTATCAGCCTATCACAAAAAATAGAAATAACGCTATTTTTTCTATCCCTAAATTAATTTTACGAGAATCAAGAATTGAACCTGAAATTGCATTGCTACCTGGTGATGTTTTTTATCCAAATTTAAATCACGATTTTAATTTAAATCTGACTAAAAGGTGTACAATTTCTCCTAAATTTGAGACAAATATTATTAGCTTATCTAGTGGAGAAAGAAAAAGATTTTCTCGGAGAAATATTCCCTCTGATATTAGCTCTTTACAACAAAGAAAAACTTTATCTCAAAAAGATATTGATTATTTGATTGCCCTATGGTTGTGTGCTAAGGGGGCAGGAGCGAGATTTCGTTATCCTGATTTAGTTAACGATTTATCAATTTTGTCCCGATTTAACTCTGTTTCTTTGAGCTACCAAAACCAAACCTCTTTACAAATTTATTCACTTGGAGAATTACAGATTAGGAGATTTACCGAAGAAATACAACAAGATTCAGGGTTAGAAGATTCTTTTGCAAATCCTGTTTTAACGCTTTGTTATTGCGTTTTAATTGAACTTACAAACGGAGAAAAGCTCGGTTATACAAATTTTTCCCAAGACTTAAAAATTGGTGGGGTAGTATTTCGGGCAAAGCAAGCTCTTGATCCGACTGCAATAGAAAAGCAATTAGGAATACAATCGGATAATCAAGAATATAGAGGTGCTTTTAGTGATAATATTGACGAAAATTTACTTTTTTCTGATAGATTTAGAGAAGCTAGAATTATCACAGCAATTGTTGATTGGCAATATCCTCCTAATTCACTCTTGGATCTTCCAGACGAGCAAATACAAATAGGTTATGTGGGGGAGATTAAATCACTTGGTGGCGAAAGCTATACGCTTGAAAATCTTACTGCCTCTAGTATTAATTTAAGGCAAAGTAGAGATGAAAAAACATCACTTTTTTGCCAATGGGCTTTTGGACAGGATAACGGTGATAACTCAGGATGCCGTAAACAAGTACCATTTTACGAGACTCAGGTTGCTGGTGTTAATAGTCGGAGAGACTTTGAGGTGTGGGGAGAATATCAAAATCTTGCTTGGGGAAAATGCACATTTACAGACGGAGCAAATAAATCAGCTACTTACGCAATTTACCGAACTGTTTCAATATTTGGAGGTAAAACTAATATTCAGTTATTTACTGAAGCATCTGGCCCCGTAGCTACCCACGATGGCGTAATCCTTACTGCTGGCTGTGACAAAACTTACAATACTTGTAAAAACACTTGGAATAATGCTATAAATTTTGGAAATATCCCCAGTTTTGGCAACTTTATGCCTGGGAATGACTTTTTGTTAAGCTCTCCAAAGCAAAGCTAAGTTTTTCTAAAAAATTAATTTCAATGCATAAATAACAGTAAAAGCTCTAGAATAGTTTTATTGATGTTTCCCTTCTGCCATGTATTATATTTCTGTTGCCAACCAAAGCCATCCCCCTTATGTCGAGAATCACGATTTAAAAATAAATTTTGACGATCTTGGGACTGTCGTGGCTATCGCGATAGCATTACTTAGTATGTTTTCAAAAAATACTAAATCACAAGCCAAAGAACTTGATCACGAAACCTTCGAGAAAACATCAAGGAAGATGGAAACTCTTGAACAAAAACTAGAGAAAATGGTTGAAAAACTATCAACAGGAATAGAAAAATTGACTACATTAACAGCGCAACTTGACAAAGAGATAAGTCTTATTAAAGCCAAACAAGAAACTTTCTCTTCTATTTCTGATCAAATAGAAGGACTTCGCAAAAGACAGGAAGAACTTGATATACGAATCGGAATACTTGAGCATAAACCTTAACAGAATTGTCAACTTTACTAACTAAATTACCATGAAATTTCTAGAAGCGAATCGCAACACTATTTTAAAATCGCACCTAACAGACTCCAGTTCCGAAAGTCTTCCCCAAGACTTTAGAACAATCCAAATTAAAGCTGGACAAAAAGTGATTTATAATCAGATTGTCAAAAGAGAAAAAAATCACTATTTGCTAGAAATAAAGCCCCCGATTGAGGGTAAATTTAATTGGTACGCTTTTGCTAGTCACTTTGACGACCCTAATCCCCCTGTAGTCCGCAAGGATCAAGTTGAGGGTGTGTTTAATAGGCTTAACAATAAAATTACTGATTTTCAGTTTCAAAAACTAGATGAGTGCCTTAAGAGATTTGACATTACCACAGTACAAAGAGTTCGACATTTTTTAAGCCAAATAGCCCATGAATCAGCTGGCTTAAGGTTTATGGTAGAAATTCACGACGGCTCAAATTATGAAGGACGAAAAGACTTGGGGAATACCAGACCTGGTGACGGCAAAAAGTTCAGAGGTGTAGATGCTCTTCAAATGACTGGCAGAACCCATTATCAGGCATTTGCTAATTATATAGACGATCAGCGTGTTATGGAAGGTTGGCAATATGTCAGCGAAAGATATTTATTTTTACCATCTGGACTTTGGTGGATGAACAATAAAATGAACGAGTTGTGTGACTGTGGGGCAACCGTTGAACGAATTACCCGTCGTGTCAACGGTGGTACAAATGGACTAGCCGAAAGAAAACGATATTATGAGAGGGCGTTAAGATTTATCTAAAATCTTGACAATTCAAAAAGTAATCTGTATTATTTAGTTAGGTTAAGAGGTCATCATGAAAAAAGAATTTCGTCCGTTAATTCTAGAGACAGTAGAAGGTTATAGAGAATTTATTAACTGTTACGAAATTGTTACAGTCACTCACTGTCCCGTAGGGGATAATTATGTAGTTGATGCGACCTCAAAAGTAGGGATAGCAATATCTAAAGAAGCTGGAAATATCTTGATGCAACTACTTGTCGATCCCCTTTTCTTTTCTTCTGATTCCATTGACCAAATAAAATTCATTAAAACCAATGGTGATTTTCTTCATTAAAATAAATTTTTTCAGTGTTCTCCTTGGGTGATTTAAAACAGACCATCAACAAAATGGTCTGTTTTCTTATATCATAGACATAGTGCATGGCAGTTCTAATGGCAAAAAAGAAGAAAAAGGATGACAAATTAAGAGGCTCTCAGCGATCCCTTACTTCACCTAGTATCGTGTCGGTATCACGTCGCTACGATTTGGAGATTACGGAAAATCCTATCCGTGATCCGAGAATATCAAGAGAATTAATCGAACTTAATCAATGGTGCTATGAAGTCATCCACGCCCTTGATATGGCCGCTTCTGATACCTTTGCATCTGACGATGGAGACGATCAGGGATGGATAGTAGCAAAAAACCTTGATGATGAAGAAACTCCTGTTAACCCAGAAGTATTTGCCATTGCAGAAGATATTAGGTTAAGAAAACAGAATTTTTCAACCTACATGATTGGTGGGGATAGACTCAAGAAAGCCCTAAGATGGGCATTAGGGAAGGGAGAATGTTTTCTAGAGTTAGGCATTGAACGAGAAGGGTTATCTGCCAACAAGTCTAAGGATTTTGGTGTAGCAAAGACTCTTTATTTACCTACCTTTGAGATGTTTAGAAAAGAAACAGATCAAGGGGAACTAATTGGGTTTGAGCAAAGGAAATACGTTTCGGAATCTGATCCTGATTATTTTTTTGAACCCTATAAAATCTGTCATATTCGCCATGAACCTGATTTTCTTTATGGTCGCTCTCTTTGGTTAGCTTCTTTAGATGCTTGGGCTGATGTTAAACAAGCTTTCGATAATTTGATTAGGGCATCCAATGACTTAGGAGTTTCCCCGACTCTTCATATTATGCCAGGAGTATCTAGAGAACAGTCTGAGAGTTACGAACGAGACTTAGGAATCCGTAGGAAAAGTGGTATTATAACCGACCATATTCTCAGCTATCCTGGGCAAGATATTCGTAAAATGGCTAATTTTAACCCTGATTTAACAGGGCTAATTGATACTCTTTTGCAATGCCGGTACAAGCTAATTATCCCTGGATTTCCGACCTATTTCTTCCCAGGATTAGAATCAAAAGGGGGAACTAAAGAGTTATCCCGGTCGCCTGATCGTCGCTATTCTAGGATGAGATACGGATGGTGTCAGCTTCTTAGCGGTGCTATCAAACAGGTAATTGACACAGAAATCATTCTCAGAAAAGGATTAGATTTTTATGCCGAAAATGCTAGAAATAAATATCGGATACTGTGGCCAGAATGGAGTGAATCTATTGATGGTATGTCTGGGGGAGAAGTTGAAGACACTGACTCTGATTTAACCGATGAAGAAACTAATAAACAACCTGTTAAAAAAATAAATATAAATCAAAATGATTAATCAAATTATTCACGGTGATTGTTTTGATGTTTTAAAAAATATTCCTGATAATTCCATTGATTTAATCCTTACCGATCCTCCCTATGGACTTTCGTTCATGGGTAAAGATTGGGATCATGGTGTACCCGGTGTACAGTTTTGGATTGAAGCTTTACGAGTCGCTAAACCAGGAGCGCACCTATTTGCTTTTGGTGGGACTCGTACTTTTCACCGATTGGCAGTAGCGATCGAGGACGCTGGTTGGGAAATCAGAGATACAATTATGTGGGTCTATGGGTCGGGGTTCCCTAAGTCACACGATGTAAGCAAGGCGATTGATAAGTGCAATGGCGAAACGGGCCGACTGCACAAGTTCACGGACTGGATGAGAACCACGGGGCTTACTGCGCGGCAGCTTGATCAGATTACCGATACCAACATGGGCGGACATTATTTGACAGCGGCCAGCCAACCTGCGATCCCCACTGCTGCCCTGTGGGATATGGTTCGGCCGCACTGTGGCGAGGTTCCGGCATGGGTTGATGAGATAGTGCAGCGGATTGAAGCCGAGCGTGAGGTTGTGGGTAAGAGCATAAGTGGTAAGACCGCAATATGGCAAGAACAGGGAGGCATGGGCGACTTTAACATCACCGCCCCCGCCACCCCCGAAGCGAAGCAATGGCAAGGCTGGGGGACTGCTCTAAAGCCGGCATGGGAACCAATCATTGTGGCTCGTAAACCTCTCGCTGGCACGGTAGCTGAAAATGTCCTACAGTGGGGAACTGGGGGGATTAATATCGATGGGTGTCGGGTGGGGACGAATGACGGACTTGAGCGCCCTTATGGCGGCGAGAACAAGGTTTATGGCAGCTATGGTATGGAACGCGGAACCAGGACCGGCGATGCGCTCACCGGCCGCTGGCCTGCCAACTTCATCCACGACGGCAGTGAGGAGGTGGTGGGGTTGTTTCCGCAGACGGCAGCCAGCAAAAGCGGGGGCAAAGCTGGCTGGCAAGACCAGTACGTAGGCGGGCCGTATAAGTTGATTGAACGCACCGGATACGACGAGGCCCCCGGCAGCGCCGCACGTTTCTTCTACTGCGCTAAGGCCAGTAAATCCGAACGCGGTGAGGGCAATATTCATCCTACGGTAAAACCACTAGCATTA